ATCCATCTTGCCAGCGTAAGTCTCTAATCTAGCTGCGGCTTGGCCTGCAAACTTTTTATCAAGTGCGGCCATAATTTTATTCATATCACCACTGGCTATTGTGGCTTTATCTAACCCTGTGCCTAGCCTTGATAAAGCAGTTGTTGTGCCTGATGCGCCTTTGGCTATTGCAGCGACAACGCTAGCAAGGTCTTTGCCTGTACCTGCGCTAACATTTAATGCGGTTTCTAATGCTTTTTGACTTAGAGTTATTGATCCTGTGGCGTTTAATAATGTTTGAAATGCAGGCCTTAATTGGTCATCTAAAATGCCGTATAAAGATTGTAAACTGGCTATGTAATCTTCTACTTCGGCTACCCTAAATGCATTGCCAGTGTTTTCTAATTGTATTGCTAATGATTTGGCAGCTCTTTCATCGTTAGCAAATGCATTAATAGCCTTTTTGCTAAATGCAACTAAAGCACCTGTAGCAAATAATCTAGTAAGCGATTTGTTTAACGCTTTGGCTTGCTTGTCAAATGCATTTAAATCTTGTTTGCCTTTTTTTAGTGCTTTACCATTCCAGGTGGCTATTGCCGAGACTACTACATTGGCCATTACGCTGCCTTCTTAATCTCTGTTGATTTATTAAATTTTATAGCTGTGGAGTTGATAGCGCCCAAGATTGCATCATAAACTTTGCCACTATCTTGCGCCCAGGCTTTGTAAATTAAACGGCCTTTAGTCTTTCTACCACCACCACGTATGCCCTTAATCTTTGGCTGTGAAGTAAGCCCTGGCATTGATGTCACAAACTGGTAACCAGCAAATGGGTTATTTGATGCGTACTCTCTAGTAGATTTGTTATAGGTGTACTCACGTGCCCTGACTCGACCTTCAAATCCTTGTACTGGCCCAAAGGTTGTATTAGGTCGGCTTGGATCTATTTGCTGGAATGGCGCACGGCCTTGTGGATTTTTACGGCCAGCAGTTTCATATATGCGACCAGGTGCACTCACGTTGTAAACATAATTGCTTACTTTGAAACCATTTTTAAACACTTTATTATCACCTGAGTTATATCCAATACCAGCTTTAACTGTGCCAGCATCATATTTAGGAAATGGCCGATAATTAATTTCTGGGTTAGGCTCTTTAGTCCAGCCTGATAACACCTCAGCATTACTAGGCACAAATGATTTGGCTTTAGCCGCAACGTTACGCATTAAGGGATCAATAGCAGTCCTAATACGATCTTGTAAATCTTTGTCAATAAAATTTAGTCCAGCCAAGACATCTTTAACGCCTACGATTTCTGCTGGCATTTCGGATCTCCTTAGCTCTGTCGGTTAGGACTTGTATGATTGCGGCATACATTTCGCTATCCATATCAATAAACTCTCTAGGCGGTATCCCAGTCTCTACGCTCAGCTGAGCGATGCTGTAAAGTATTGAATCCCGCTGTATTATTTTTTTTCTTCGTCTAACACCTCAACAGTATCTAAACTGTCTATAAACTCAACGCCCCATAAAGGTATTTGAGCGCCAGCCCTGCGTAAGCATTCGTAAGCAAGCCAAAAAATTTCTGTTTGCCTTTCGTGCTCACGCAAGACCTTGCTAATTCCTGAGCCGTACTTTAACTCGAAAGCGTACTCGACACCTGGTGTTATCTTGTGCTCTGATACTTCACCATTAGCCCTTGTTATCTTTAGCTTTGCCATTGTTACTCCTTAGTTAGAATGCCACCGATGGGGACACTGTTATTGCGGAGTTTACTGTAAAGGACAGACTTGATGTTGCAACCTCAGCCACGCCGCCTTGCCCGATTGGGGTCAAGTTATTTACCAAGATTGAGAACTGGTAAGTAGGATTTGTAGCTGATACGGCAGTGCCTTTAACAGTGATTACTGATACTGCTAGGGTCTTGCCAAATGCTGCGCTGAGTGTCTCGTTTACCGCAGATGCTGCCCAGTCATTAATAAAGTCGATTGTAAATGTGCCTGATTGTAGGCCAGCAACAAACTTATGAGATGTGTCTCCCATAGCGGTTACTTCTAACTCATCTACGATCTGGTTAATTACAGCGTTAGTTACATAAGCGCTGATGTCGATTGAAGGTGTGGTTGGTGCAGCATTAGTAGCCAACTTAACACCAACGTTATTATTTAAGTATATTGCCATTGTTATTCCTCGTCTTTCTTAGTTTGTGCAGTTGGTTTTGGTGCTTCCTTGATTTGGCCTGTCTTAATTAAGAAGGCTAAGTCCTCTGTGTGTGTCATTGTTTAACTCCAGCTCGTTAGGATTGATACAGTTATTTCTGACGTTAATAAATCTCCACTAGCTGCATTGGTTATAGCTGGAGCGGAGACACTTGATATGTTGTAAACCAGGGCCGATGCCGCCAGTTTGGTTACTACTGCCACAATAAAATCTTCCATACCTTTTAGGTTGCCTTGATTGTCAAATGCAGGTGTAGTCATTAAAATCTTAAAATTAGCCAAAGGTGCAATAGATGTCTGGCTGTTATTGTTAGGCGTTATGTAGGGATCGCCAGGAGTAACTACAACGCTGTTAGCCAATAGAGTTGCAGGTGGAAAACTAAAGGTTGACCAGACTCCATTGTTTGTTAATGCTGTGGCTAGCGTGCCACGTAGTGTGGTAATTGCTGCCATTAGCCGACCAAAGAATTTGGGTTTGAATAAGGTTGGATGAGACCACGCACTCGGTTAATCAGCTGATAACCCATCCGATAAGGGCTGGCACTGATCCCATCCATACCTACCCCACCAGTCTGACTGACCTGCCTGGCTTGCCAGACATCTACGGCAATTATCATCGCCGCTTCTCTTATAGCTGGGGTCGCACTGTAATCTGTGTCTTTTTTATCTGGGCCTACAACTTTGCCGCTAGGGATAATTCTATGGAATGGATCGTTTGCGTGTACTTTAGTAAATTGAATAAATGAATAACCAGATGGATAGTTAGTAAATGCTAAGTTAGTTAGAAACGCTGTGCCGATTGATACTGGAGTGGTTGTGCCTGGAAATGATCCAGTAATAACGTGTGAGCCGCCATAAATGTTGCCACAATTTTCTACGGCAATAGTTTGACCTGTTACAAATATGCCAGGGTTTGCTAATACTAAAGTTGCTACGTTATTGTTTAGGCTTGCACCTACTACTGGTGCTTCGTTATACCAAAGGTATTGATCTAATAAATCTTGTGCTGTTTGACAGCATTCTTCAACTGTTGCGGATGTGTAAAGAGAGCCAATACCTAAATTACTGCGTAACTCAGCTTCGGTTACATACGTGGCTGGCATCTCTACTCCTTGTCTATAAAAGCTCCCCTGGGGCTAGGGCTACTAAACCCCAGAGGATTATTAAATTAACTAACTTATTAGGTTAGGTTGAAACGGCGTACGCCACCTTGTACCAATACACCAACAGCCATATAACCATACAAGCTAGTCTCGATTTCGCCTGAGGTTGGGATGTTTGTGCTTAGTCGTAGAATTGGTGACTCGTAAATTGATACTGCAGATGGTACAACGATAAACGCTGACTCATCGATTACTGTTGATACAGCATTTGGATCTACGTATAGATCAAGACCTAATACGTTGCCACGTAGTGATCGTGGTGATGCTTGTCCTGCTGCGTTCATTGGTTGTGATGCTGTGTAAATTGGGCGATCAGTTGTATCTTTAGCGCCAATTAACAAATTCCACTGACCTGTGCCTGCAATGTATGCAGTTGCTAGTTCACCTGTTGCAAGATATGCAGCTGGTGCTTGCTCTGCTACGTAGGCAATAAGCCCATTAGATGTTGCGGCTTGTGGGTTAGCTTGTGCGCCACCTGCTGTTAGTGCTGCAATTACTGCTGCATCTGTTGCTTTGTTATAGGCACGTGTCATATTTTCCAACATAGCCTGGAAGAAGTCTGGTGAGCTGCGCTCTAGAACCTCTAAACTGTAGCGTTGTAGTCCAGCATACTTCTTGACTGTCAAGTTTACGTATGAGGATACGATGCCTGTCTCAGATGGTGCAGCAGCTTCTGCTGTCTCTGCAACTGTGCCAGATGTTGTGATCTTTGGTACTGAAATTGTCATACCTGCTGCTGGTAATGCACGTGTACCAATTGCATCTACAGCTGGGCGTGATCCAATAAGTGTATCTACTACTGTAGGTACGAATTGTGTTGGATTAAATGCTGGGTTAGTTGT